ATGGACCATGCTTTACGTATTGCATTACTTTTTGCGCCTTTAATACTCGCTGGCATTGTTACAGCGGCTACCCGCGGCAAAGGGCGCTGGTGGACAAAGGCAAGATGGATATCTGCATTCACAATGCACCCTGACCAAGGTCTAGTGAGACAAGGGCTTCTGTGGTTAAGCATTTTAGTACCTTTTTTTTATGGGCTAGGGGCAGGCGTTATTATATGGGCAGACTATCAAATATCGCTCACACCCGAGGGTCTCGAAACCTTCACCAAAATAAGCGCAATCCCGCTTGCTTTATTCTCATTATCGCTACCTTTGACAATCCTAGTATCTCGCTTACATGCCACCGCCCAGACAGCGAACCAAATAACACTCACCAGATATAAGAACAACATAGACTCTTTTTATTCACACAGAAAAGAACTTTTTAGCTATTTCGGACAAATCGGCGAAGTGGTGTTTTTGGACTGCATTACTGCCAAATTCAAATTACACCCTCGTATACATAAAAGATTCTTCACCGGCAAACTTGCCGATGGCACACCTTTGGCTAACGAGACTGAATTTAAAAAAGTCGAAACCGACATTGAAAATGCACTCTGGAAAATTCACAGCGTTCTTACAGACTCCAACCCGGAGATAACCTACAGCTTATATGTAGCAAACTTGTGTAGTGAAATCTATCGACTTGCGCTAAAACTAGGACTCACCGAAATATATATAACCTTAGCAGAAAAAAGCACATTAGTTCCTGCAACAATTGACGAAGAACTGAAAATTTTACGCACGGTAGGCACTACCACAACAGAGCTAATTGCAGCATTCCGATACATATATAGTTTTTTCCACAACCTATGTGATTTCGCGGGCATCGACCCACTTAACTACAGAAACAACCCAACCTACAGATATATATTTGAAGGGGGAGCATTCCACACTGTAACGATCCCACCAGTCATTGAAAGACTGCATGCCGAGGACATAAAGAAAAACGTAGATGATTATAATTTCTCCAAATTAATGGAAATACAAAACTCCGTTAGCCGGTAATAGCTTTCAGCATAGCTCTTGCCGCCAGAGCTTGAGCTGCATTACTGGTAAATGACGCGCTGTTTGTAGGATAGGACACTGGACCAGACGCGTGAGTGTGCAAAGACAATTGCGTATTCATTTGCTGCACCAAGTCGAGCAAATCACAAAGCACCTGCAAAACATTCACCGCTTCGGAGCCCAGCCAGGTCTTGGGCGCAACTAGTCTCTGACTGGCAACCGCAACGCTCTCGCGCATTCCTTGAATCCTTTCCTCCATATCCCCACCCACCAGGGCGTTATATTTCTGTCCCACAACCAGGTTCAAATCCCGCCCAGTCGCCTGGTGCAGATCATCCACCGCCGCCAGGCTCGCAGATCCGCCGGATAACAGCTTGAGCGCGCCCAGCGCCTCGATCTTCTTGATCCCACCCACTGACTCGGTTGAATGGTCATCCACCGTCCTGGTGTGGCTCTGGAAGCTCTCGGTGTTCTCCATCGCCTCCACTTCCCGCTGGACCGCCTTGTCCTGGATCTTGCCATCCGTTTGGCGTAACCAGTTGCCGTCAGCATCGACGCGCTGCTGGCAGGCTTCGCTGTGCTGCCATACCTGGTCGCCTTTCGGCACGCGTGGCAGGGTCAGGCCGTGTGGCAGCACCGTCTGGATATAGGGCTTGTGCGGCAACCCGTACGCAAAACACACCACAACCGTAGTGCCCTCCTCCGGGAAGGCGTAGAAACCCATTTCATCGCCACCGACCGGCACCGGTAGCGGCACACCGGAAAGTACAGGCAGCGTGGAGTCGATCTCGCCGTCAGGGCCAAGCACCTGCAGATCAACCCCAAAGCGCGGGCGGAAGTCATCACAGACCCCGGCGCCAGCAGGTGCATCAGATACGGCGATCACCTTGGCGAACCGTGGCAGGTGATAGCCGCCAGTGAGTTCAGGGAACTGGCGTTCTACCGCTCGTTTTATTGCGTCTTCCATTTCAATGCCATCTGAGTGCCGGCCAGTGTCACCGAAGTGACCCGCTCGCCTTGGTTGATTGTCGCGCCTGGGCGCATGCCTGGGAGCGCCGCGATCATGGCACTCTGGTTGTCCTGGTAGCCGTCGAACAGCTCGGTGGGCAGGTGCAGGGGCGCACGTGCGCCGAAAAAGCTATCGACCCATTTGCCCACGAACACTTCACCGTTGCCCTGTTGCTGCCAGATCAGGTCGTCGATAGAGAAAACCCGGGCCAGGCTGTCCATTGCCTGGTAACCGGTGGCCAGGCTGTAGAAGAACGGAGCTTTGACCCGCGTGTATGAGCTGTCCGGCACGCGAAATTTCAAACCGGTGTGCTTGCTGACCTCTTCAAGCACGGCGCGCAGATCGACGTGACGCAGGTTCAGCGGCAGTGGCTTGGCCAGGATCGCGGACAGCTCACGGCAGAACAGCACCTGCTGCTGGGAGTTGGCCGCTGTGCAGCGTTCCACGTAGCCGATAAAGTGGCGCTGCAGCGTGCTGTCGTTGTAACCGATGTCCAGCGTCACCAGGCCCTTGAGCGGCGCCGATGCCTGGACTGTGAAAGATGCCCGGCCGGGGCTTCGCAGCTCCAAGCGGACATCCTCTTTGACCAGGGCAACGGGTTCGCCGTTTATGGCCAGCACCTTGTGCAGTTTCAGGCTCATTGGCTACTCCCCAGCCAGTCGTCTACGCGCTTCAACGTGGACTCGAAGCCCGACAGCTCGGGCGTGCTCCCGGGTTCGCCGGCGGCGCTGGTGCCGCCTCCGACCGATTGACCTGGTGCGCCCTGTGCCTTGGCCGCATTGGCCGGGCGGCGCTTCTCAACCCGCTCGGGGTTCGACAGTTTTTCAGACAGCGTGAACTGGACCCGCCAGCAAAACAGGCTGTCGTCCTCCCGGGCGCTTACCCCGTCGCTGAATTGCACCTGGCGCACGCCAAAGCCGTCAGCGGTGTCGTTGACGATGCGGTAAGTCTTGCGTTGGCCACCGCCTTCGGTGGCCTCGGCCTGGCGCATCAGATCGCGCAGGAACGACTTGTCGGAGTAGCGAATGTTCAGGGTCACGGCCAGGGTTTTGGGCTTGAAGCCCTTGTGAGCCGCTTCACTGTTGCTCGTCTGCCCCGACAGGTCATCGCTCTCGATGCGCAGGTTTGCGGTGATTTTCATGTTCTGCCCGCGCACCGGCAGGCCGTCTAACAGCAGCGACGTCATAGGCCCACCAGTTCGCGCACAAAGCCCAGGCTTTCCAGCGAGCCAACTAACAGCGCGCCGGCGCACAGGGGCCATTCATGCCCGGGGGCGTCTCCCTCCAGCAGTCGCCGGCGAATCGTGGCGCCGTCACCGGGGCCGATCAGGCGGGCTTGCATTGAGGTGTCGGGCGAACTGTTGGCCAGCATCGCCTGCAGATCGGCCAGCTTCTGGTCAGCGGCGGCTGACTGGGCCTGTTTGCGCGCCTGCAGGCTGGCCAGGTCTGCCATGGGCGAGCTGTCGGCGGCATAGCTTTCGAGCATGGCCAACTGTCCGGACATGGCCTGGCTCGCCACCTTGGTGATGGGGCAACGCTGCAGGGGCAGTTGACCCCAACGCGGCATCTGCCCCGCTGCCGGTAACTCCCACTTTTCCACCTCCAGTTTGGACAGGTGCCGCGAGCGGCGTTCAGCTCGCACCAGGTCGGGCATCGGCAACAACGTGTTGAAGCGCTGCAGCGTGGCGGCGAAGTGATCCTGGCGTGTAGATAGAAAGAGCACTACCAGGCCATACAGCTGGCCCTGGGGCCGTGCGACATCGGTGGAATCGGTCAGTTTGTTGGCCAACAGCTGCAGCAGGTTGGGCGCAGACAGAAAACGCTGGTGCCCGCCGCTGCCCTGGCCAATACCGGCCTGAAACGGGGTGACGACGATACACGCCGGCACGTCGCCGAACTGCCCTGCGAGCGCAGCACGTCCGGCTCTGATCGCGCCCTGGGAGGCTCCACCGACCGGGCCGGGGTTGGTTTTCGCAACCGCTGCCAGCTTCTGCATTCGGGTGCCGGTATAGGCCATCTGACTGCCGGCCAGGCCCTTGGCCGCGTCCATCTGCTCCATCCACGCGGTGGCCTCGGCAGGCCAGCGCATGGTCACGGGTGCCCAAGTCATAGCGGCGCCTCGTCCCAGGACAGCGCAGCAATCGCCTCGACATCCTTGGCCAGCCTGGCCACTTCCAGGTTTTTTTTCAGGCGGTCAGCACGCTGCAACGCGTCCAGCTTGAACTCGCATAGCTCGTTGCACACCAGCTGCAACTGCGCCGCAGAGTGTTCCTTGAACTCCTTTTGACCGGCCACGTCCACGCATGGGAACGCCGCCGGCAGAGCACGCATCGTCATGTTGGTCAGGTTCAACTGATCTTCCAGCGTGCTGCTGTAGAAGTGGCGCGCGCCAAGGGCTTCGGACCAGAAGCCGCCAGAAATCACGCGATCACAGTCCGCGCTGATCTCGTTTCGTTTGGCGATGTAGTCGCGCTCGACCACGGCGGGAATATCGTCATGCCAGCCGCTACCGTTCCACACCTGATGCTGACCAGGTGCCTGTAGCGTGTAGCCGGACGGCAACTGGCCGTGACGCTCGATCACCAGTGGTGCCCCGGTCTCGATGCTGTAAGCCGTCAGGCCCGCGTAGGAGTCGATCAGGGTCCACAACTCGCCGTCCCAACGCGGCAACTGGTGCTCGCTGGCAACAGGCGGCGCCTTTTCCACACAGCGGGCAGGAATCAACCAAACCCCGGGTTCAAGAGGAGACGCGTCGGCGGTCGTGGTACCGATGTAGATGCCCAGGTGGTCGGTCTGAAAAACGGTTTTTATCGTAGTACTGGTCATGGCGGGCCTTAATATTTAATGCAGAGCAGGAATGCGATGTTGCGCGACCGGGCTTCGGCCCCGCCGTTCGCGCCTACCGTGATGACGTGGGTGTGCTCACCTGCAGCGTCCACCGAAACCTTGCCCGTGCCTTCACTGCCGGTACGGCCTGGCGGCATGTCCAATACGCGGTGATCCGACGACGAGCCTTGTCGGTTGATCGTGAAGGTGTGCGTGTGCGCGCCATCGACGGCGGCGGTCGCGGTGTGGGTGTGCGCCAGGTTCTGGCTTGCCTGCCACGAGCCCAGGACGCGGCCCACGTCGATGCCGCGCCCATCGTCCAGCCCCCGGACGAACTCGCCCCGGGCTTCCGGCAGGTTGAAGGTGGTGCTGCCGTCACCGGCACCGAAGCGCGTGCCTATGGCAGCAAACAGCGCTGCATAGGAAGTGCGCGAAACCGCGGCACCATTCGCTTTAAGCCAACCCACAGGTGCATCTGCGCGGGCAAACGCTCCGATTAGTCCTGGTGGAGCTGCCGCAGCCAGTGCCGTATCCAGCCCGGTGACCTGGGCGACGGTATGGGTGTGTGCGGACGGCGGAACAGTCAGCGCAAAGTTCACGTTTGCGGAACCGTCCAAGGTCAAAGAACCGGTAGCACCACCGGTGAATGTGATGGTTCGTGCGGCCGACCACTTGCTGGCTGTTGCGGCATTCCCAGTGATATTCACGCCGGTGTACGTGCCGGACAATCGCGCATCGGGAAGCGTGCCGCTGGCCAGATTGCTGGCATTCAGCTGGGTGATACCTGCCCCACTTCCATAGAAAACCCCGGCAGTGAAAACGCCGGCATTACCGACCCCACCCCGAAGGCTGCCATTTTGGTAAAAGTACACACCCTCCCCGATCTGGGAGATAGCATCGCCATGGCCCGCACGAATCCAAGACATCCCGTAATGGCTCGCCGTGGTGTAACCGGCATTCGCGCCGGCACCGTCATAAGACGCCCCCAATCCCCAGATGCACGCTCCCCAGTCCGCGCTGTTGCCGTTGCCATTACCGTAACCGCCATGAATGCCTTGAAAAAACGCAGTTGCACCGCTTACCAGCCCGCCAGCCAAAGGCAACTTGGCATCGAGCGCGCCTTGCAAGCCGGTGGTGTGCGCAATGGTGTGGGTATGCCCTTCCGGTTTCACTGTGACGTTCATGCTTGCGTCTGCACTGCCATCCAGCGAAACCTCGCCGGTGATCCCGCCAGTCAGCGACAGCTTGCGAGCCGTTGCCCAGCGCGCCGCTTTACCCGCAACCGAGGTGCCGGTAATCAGCGCGGAGATCGCGTCCTGCAGCAGCTTGCGCACGCCGGCGACCATCTTGGTGGTGGCCAGGATTGCCGAACTGTCACTGTCAGCCGCATCGCTAATCGCGTTGGGGATCTTGCTCAGCCCCACGTCGTCCTTGGTCGTGGCGCGTGCGCGCAGGTCGGGATAGTCACCGACACGCGCCGCGAAGTGCTTAACCAGCTCGCTGTCGATGGCTTCGACCACACGCAGGTCTGTGATAGTGCTCGATGTCGGTAGATCGGCCAGCGGCACCAGGTAATGCCGTGCACCAACGCTGTCGGAGTAGTCGACTTTATTGGCGCCGAATACCACCTGGAACTTACCCACCACATCGCTCTGTTCACGCTGCAGCACGACGTCCAGCCAAGCCTTGTTGGGCACTGCCGGCACCGTCACGGGTGTTACGGCGGCGCGCTCCAAACGCACACCTTCGATGTACGCCAGGCCCGGCTTGAGCTGATACACGCTGCCCACTTTCGTCATCTGCAGGGCGGTGCCGAAAAAGCAGGCCCGCCCGAACATGTCGCGATTACTAAGACGCTCGCGTTCATCGATACCTTTCATGCGCGCGGTGTAGTCAAATTGCCAGGTGCTCGCGTCGATGGTGATTGCGGTCAGCTGCTGGGCCCCGTCGAACACCAGCATGAAGTTGCGGGTGATGTTGTTGCCGATCTGCTCGGGCAGAATGTTTTTGCGCTTCTGCTGCAGAGGCACGTAGGCCACCGATAGCAGCACGTTGTTGCTGGTTTCCAGGCCGATCCAGTTGAAATCAAAGTCACCAATGTCGGTGCCCATCATCAGGCTGTACACGACCTGGTTGGGGTTCACGTAGCCGGTTTGGGTGACCGGTGAGGTGTAAACGATCTGGCCCGCTGGGGGCTTGAGCCCGGCACGGTTTACCGGTGCATTGACGTCCAGCCCGGGCACGTTGGCCAGGATGAATCGGGCAACGGTCAGGACTTGGCCAGCCGCTTGTTTTTGCGCGATCAGGCTTTGTCCGGCCAGTGTGATGCTTGCAGCCATGAATACTCCCTACAGGCTGGCGATCAGCGTTTGCTGGTCGTCGTTGAAATCAACCAGGGCGACAGCAAGCCGCACTGGGGTAATGGTCACGAAGTCGTAACGCCGGCAGGTGCGGCCGTACTGACGGATCAGCACGCGCAACAGGTCGGGGTTTTCGGATAATTGCGAGTCGCTGAGGGTCAGCAGCACCACGTCCCAGTCGCGGTCGGGCATGCGCTCCTCGATCTCGATGTAGCCAACACCGAGGCGCTGCATGATTCGCTTGAGCCCCGCCACGCTGCCGGCGTCTACCGAGTTGATAAAGGCGTACTTGACGCGCAGTCGGAACAGGTTTTCCGGCTCGCCGTTGAAGCGCGTGACGTCGCGCTGCCAGGCCCACAGCTCCAGGATCGAAAGGTGGCAGGTGTCCGGGTCGAACTGCAGGTAGGGCCAACGCAGCCACTCCACGGCCATCTCCCACCAGCCCTGGGCGACGGCGACCAACTTGGTCAGCTCAGGCCCTGACAGCCAGAACGGCAATTTGAGCTTGATCATTGCAGGACCACCGCCAGGCTCTTGATGCGCGGGATGTTTAGGCCCGACACGATGTCGGTGCCGGCGAACGTCAGCGATTCGATGTTGGGGAAATGGGCGTGCAGTTCTTCGGTCAAGCGGCTGAAACTAAACCGCGACTGTGGGTAGGTCCTGGTCGGCTTGTAATCGCGCTGGGTGCTTTCGCGAAACGCGGCGCGGATGAATAGACCAATCTCGGTTTCCAGCATCTCCAGCTGGGCCTCGCTAAGGTTGGCTTTTGGCCAAACCTTCACGCTGATCGCGTGGAAGGTTTCAGGCATAGCCATCGCCTGCAGATCGTCGCCGTGGCCGTGGTTGCCGCCGTCGCGGATATGCGTGTTGATCTGCTCCAGGAACGTATCAGCAGGCACGCCGGCGTCGAACAACACAAAGGCATTCGCGCTGCCAGGACCACGAGGCGCGCCGTGTTCGAAGTAAACGCCATCGGCCGACACACCCGGGAAGCCGGTGATAATCGCCCGGTAAACGGCATCGGTGTGCCATTGGTTGACCGCCGAAAACTGATTGCGGCCGCGCAGGCGTAGCTGGTCGTCGGGCTCCGCATCGGCACCCGGCTCATGTAGCCAATCGGTAGCGTTGACCACCTGAACGATTCCCGGCACTGGTTCCGGCAGGACCGCGTAATAACCTGGGGCCAGGTTGTAGCCGCTGCCCGCCCCCAACGCTTTGACCGGCACGGCCAGCTGGCTTTGGCCCTCTTCAAAGCTGCGCGGCTCCGTGGTGACCAGTTGGTAAATGTGTTCATTCAAGGTCGGCGACTGGACGACAGTACCCGCCGGCACTTCCAATGCGCCGCCGGTGTTGGCCCTGGTGAACAGCAGTTCACCGGTGGCGACCGTTGCGCCTTTGCGCTCGACGTTCACCGCCCAGCACAAGGTGTCGAGCCAAACGCCCGTGGCGGTCTGTACGAAAAAGTTCGGCAGGACGGTGCCGCTGACAAATTCCAGCAACCACAGCACGGGCTTGGTTACCAGGGCGGTGACAATTCGCCAGAACGGGCTGTATGCGCTGGTGTTGCTGAGGGTGCTGCCCTGCTCCGCCGCCAGCTTTTCCCACGACTGTTTCAGTTGCGCTTCGGTGATCGGAATCCCGGAATCGCTCATCGCCTGCTTGAAATCCACGCTCACAGGCTCACCTCCACTCGGCCGAACTTCACCGTGGTGGCGGTTACCAGGTACTGACTTGGTGATACCTGGTTGATCTCGGCGGTGCCAGGCACCAGGCGCTCGTCGGCCTCAACCAGCAGCTCCATTTGCTGGATGCAATCGCGCTGACGCATGCGGTCGCGCTCGGCCACCAGGGTCACCAGCAGGCCGCTTTCGCGGATCATATGGGCAATGTCCTGGGCGATTGAGGCCCGGTCGCTAACCAGCAGCGGTTGGCGCGCCGGATCGAGCACCAGGTCATTGCCGAAAATCAGCAGGTCGACGTATTCGCTCATCAGCCACCTACCGCCATGGCCAGCATGTTTTCCATCTGCAGCGGCGTCATAGGCTCCTTGTTGTGGATCTCCACTTTCTCGATGTGAGGGCCGCTGCGCTGGTTCTGGGTCGTGTTCTGAATGCTTTGCATCAGTCCTCCTTTGGGTACGGCCAGGGGTTTGGTTGGGCTGATTGCCGGGGTGTTTTGGTTGAGGGATTCGCGGGCCTGGATGCCTTTGTCCACCTTGTCCGGCAGCTCGGCGGCCTTCTGCATCACCACTGGCAGCGGCATGGTTTTCGGCAACGTGGCCAGGTCGGCGGTCGCCGGCGGCAGCATGATCGGCGCCGGTTGCTTCACCTCTGGCGCGAGCTTCTGCAACGGCACGGCAGGTGCAGCCAGGGGCAACATAGGGGCCATCAGCGGTTGCTTGACCGCGACGGGCTCAGTGGCGCGTTGGGCGAGCATCAGCGGCGCCGGTGCAGCAGCTGCGGCGGCAGCGGTCGCCATCGAGGTTGCCCCGGGCAAACTGGAGACGTCCGCCGGCGCGACGGTGCCGGCCACCAAATCCGGCACGGCCGGGGGCGTCGGCATATCGCCGAAAGTGGTCTCAATGTTGACGCCCGGGATCTTGTTGAGCATGGCGATCAGGCCATTAATCGCGGCGTGAAAAATCGCCACAATGCCGTCCCACGCTGCCTTCGCCATGCCCGACCAGCCGCCCATGGAAGTGAACCAGGCGCTGAGTGCTTCCAGTTGGGCCGAGACCCACTGAAACGCGGCGGTGTTCATCAGCGCAGCCACCAGGTCGTCCCAATAGACAACTACCGCCGTGATTGCCGCGACCAGCGCGACGATGCCAATAATCACTACTCCCACCGGGTTGGCCATCATGGCGGCGTTGACCAGCCAAATGGCGCCCTGCCACAGCAACATGGCGCCTCTGACCAGGCCGATCCCGGTGTACATAACCACCAGCCCGGCAGCAAAGGCCGTGATCATCACGGTGTGAAACAAGAACATGGCAATGGACCTGAAGCCGGTCCAGGTCAACACGTTCCAGACCGTCACCAATGCCAGCCAGACGGTTTTGCTCAGGCCCACGGCGAACGTCAGCAGGCCCATGGCCGTGGCCAGGCCCAGGAACGTCAGGGAGACAATGCCGATCAGGCGGGTGATGTTCGGAAACAGCTGAGTCCAGCGGGTCAGTGTGCCGGCGATGCCCACCAGGCGATCCATCAATGGGGTCAGGATCGGAATCAGCGATTGGCCGAAAGCGATGCGCAACGCTTGCACGGCCGCGCCGAACTGCTGCCAGGGGTCAACCATGGCCTTGGCCATTTTCTCGGCCTGCTCCAAGCCCCGGACTTTGCCCAGTTGGTCGATACCATTGCGCAAACGGCCGGCATCCTTGGCCAGCGCGGCAATGACCTGGGCACCCTCACCACCGAACGCCTCGGTCAGCTTTACGCCGGCCGAGGCGCTGGTAAGGTCGCCGAGTTTGCCCTGGAGCTTGTCCATAATGTCGAGGATCGGCAGCGCCTTGCCCTGCTGATCCGATAGTTTCATCCCCAGCTTTTCCGAGGCGGCGCCCATGTTTTCAAACAGCGCCTTATAGCGCCCGCCGGCATCGCCCCCTTCCATGGTGCTGCTAAGTGTACCGATCACCGCCATTTGCTCGGCCAGATCGACGCCGGCCGTGGTCGCAATCGCTCCGGCCTCCTTGAAGGCATCTTTCATCGCCGCGCCACTGGTACGGAACAACTGGGTAGCCAGGGCCGTTTGGCCGCCCAGCTTTTCCACCCAGGCGCCTTTGCCCATGGCATCAGCCTGCGACTTCTGCAGGTTGTAGAGGGTGCCGACGTACTCGCCCATGGTGTGGGCATCGGTCTTGGTGGCCTTCGCCAGAACGTTGCTCGCGTTGGTGAACGTGGCCAACTGGCTGCCCGTCAGGCCCTTGATTGCACCTTCAACCAAGTACGCCGACGCGACGAAAGCCTGGGCGTTTTCGCCGTAGTTGACGGAAAACTCCAGGGCCTTGGCGTTGAGCGAATCTAGCGCGTCTTCGGCCACGTTTAGCGAGCGAACTTCGCCCAGGGCGCGGTTCATCTCCAGGGCGGGCTCCAACGATGCACCCATGGCCATAAAGCCACCGGTGACCCCTGCCAGGCCGATACCCATGGTCTTGAAGTGCTCCTGGCTCTGGCTTGCCAGGTCGGAAAACCCGGTTTTCACCTTGCCCAACGGGGCGGTGACTTTGTCAGTCAGGGCAAGGATGAAATCCAGTCGAGAGGAGCGATCAGCCATCGGTGCTTATCCGTTAAACGCGTGGGCAATGCCGTTGGCCACGGCAAATTCCATGCGTTTCCAGTATTCGTCTTCAAGCCACTTGGCAGAGCCCAGGTTTTCCACCGTGGGCTCCGCACCAGGTAACCAGCGTGCGGTCAGGGCCAAGAGCTGGCCCAGGCTGTTTTCGGTCAGGCGCTCAGCGTATCCGAGGGCTTTTTTACGGTGATCTCGACGTCAGGGCTGAACTCTTCCAGCAGTGCGCCGGCGATCTGAATGACGGTCACCGGGTTGACCAGGTACAACTTGAGGTCGTCGCGCTGATCCGCTTTCACGCTGGTGGAAAGCAGGTTATGAGCCGGGGCGATCTTGTTGGTCTGGGTCATGGCGTTGAAGTACTTGGTGACCTCGGGCGCCCCCAGGGTGAAGTCGAAATCTTTGTCGGCGATGGTCAGGGTGATGGTGCGGCGAGTCATGGTGTAGCTCCGTGTGGTTCAGGGAAAAGTGGGGGAATCAGTGCAGGCAGAGCCGCACCTGGTCCTGCAGGCCGAGGATCATTTGCCGACTGAGGGCGAGTTGATCGACGAGGGTGAAATAATCCGGTCGAGCGTTTGTTGCGAGTTCGGCGGGGGCTGCATCAGCCACGCCGCCGGCGCCGGCATGTGCGGGCACTGCGGCTGGACAGGCGGCTTTGACGAGCAACCGCTGATCGCCAGCATCAACAGCGCGGCGGCGATTAAGGTTTTTATCGCGTGCATCGGTCAGTTCCTGGGTGTGCTTAACGTCATTGCTCGCGGCCTGGGTCATGCGCTCACCGTTGATACGGGCGGCTTCACGTAGGGCGTCGCGTTCGTCTTGCGCCTGGTCACGCTCGGCGCGGGCGGTGTCGCGCTGGCCTTGCAGCAGGTGAACGCTGAACCAGGCCGTCAGGCATAGCACCAGGATCAAAATGGCATCGCGCATCACAGACCCTCCACGCACATGGCCGCTTCGGCGCGCCGACGGGCGTGCAGCCCTGGTACAAAGCGCTTGCGCCCCTGGCCATCAGTGACCGACGACCACACCGGGGTTTTGCCATCAGGCCGCCAGGCGAGCGCCTTGCAGCCGTCCTTGATGCGGCCGGCGTTGATCAGGCCAACGGCCCGACTGGCGCAGGTGCTGGGCACGCCGAAGTTATGGCCGTGGCTGCTGAGTGCGTCGAACGTCTGCTGGCCGATGGCTGGATTTGTCAGGCAGTCGGCAAGGGCCAACTGGCCCTTTTCAACCACCAGCTGCTCCACCTCGGCGCAACGTGCCGGCGACCAGTAGTCACCGATCACCAGCGGATACGGGCTGGTGTAACGCGTGATGCCCTTGCACACGGTGGGCAGGCCACGGGCGAGTTGGTCGGGGTAGACGATGTTCTGGCCCTTCCCTTCCCACTTGCCCAGGAAGGCGAGCAACGGCGCGCTAACCAGCACGATGGCGCCGGCGGCAATCTTGCTGCGCAGGCTCACGGGAACAGCACCCGCAGCAACGCGGCACCGATCATCTGCGCCAGAATGCCCAGCACGGTCAGCACCGCCAACATACGGGTGACCTTGGTGCCGATGTCGGCCACGGTTGCCGTCAGTTCGCGCTGGCCATCGTTCAGATCTGAGAGCTGTACCGCCATGTGTTCGAACTCGCCTTCCAACCGGGTGACGCGGGTTGGCACGGTTGCGTGGCGGTCTTCCAGGTCGCTGAAACGGTGTTCAAGCACGGCGACGCGGCTTTCCAGGTTGCGTTTGGGCGTGGCGCGAATGGTCATCGGCGCTGTCCTTGCTCAATAAGGGATTGGCACGGCACGCAGTGGGTCATTCCGCCCAGGGCACGGCGCTGTTCCGGGATGGGTTTGTCGCAGTCTTCGCAGTGGGTCAGGCTTGGCCCGCTCGGCCGTTTGCGGGCCAGCTGGGCGGCGATGGCTTGATCACGCTCGCGTTGCTCCAGGGCCTGGGCGCGGTCGAACAGGCAGGACATCAACGCAGACCCTCGGTCTCGGTGCTGTCGAGGTACGGCACGCCATTGATGCGGATGAAATCCGGGCTAGTGACGTCAAACGGCAGCTTGTGCTTGGACTTCTCACCGCCTTTAGGAGCAATGCTCAACAGGCTAGAAATACGGAATTTGCAGCCGAACGCCTCAACGCGCATTTCCTCGTCGGCGGTCTTGGCAAAGAACACCAGGTCGAAGGTTTCCAGCTTGCGGAAACTGCCCGCTTTGCCTGCCGCCTCGATCACCAGGTTGAAGTTTTGGGTGTCCAGCTCCAGCTCGCCGGCGGCAGCCACGTCGCCATCAATAAAGCCGTCCGGGACGCCCTTGGTCTGGGCCACCGCCGAGTTGTCGGTGATGTCCAGGGTCGCGTTTTCGACGTGAACAAGCAGGTCGCCCATGTTCACGTCGAAGTTCATACCGCCAATGCGGGCCATAAGGGTTACTCCGAGTCGTCAGTGGAAAGATCCAGGGCGATGTTCGCCGTCAGGTCTTTCGGGCAGTTGAGGGGGCGCAGGACTAGGTACGCCTCGACGGCGGTTTTGCTCTTCCAGACCAGGGTTACGTCGCCATCTTTGGGCGGCTCGATCTCACCCGGGAACTGCTGGCCGGCGAAGGTCACGGACTTGGCCATCTGGCGCAGGGGCGCCATCAACGCCGAAGTGGCGGCCGCCATCGAGTTGGGCGAGCTGTTCAGCTTGCGATCACCCACGCGCTGAATCAGCAACATGCGTACACGCCGCGCTGCCTTGTCGATCACGCGCAGGTGCTCGATCACCTGGAAGTCGCTGCCCGGGGCATCCAGCAGATTGCCGTCGCCCCAAAACACGCCCGGGTAGTCGGGGTACGTCTGCGGCACCGAAAGACGGGCGGCGTCCAGTTGGGTCAGCACAGCGGACGGCAACGGGTCGCCGGCCCGATCCCTCGGTTCGGTACCGAGACCAATAACGGCACCGGTGGCGACTCGCATCGGCGTATCAGCGATGCTTACTGCCGCGTTTGCGAGCCGTCCGGCAAGCACGCCCAGGTTATTGCCGTGCAGCTGCGGCACCGGCAGAACGCGGGGCGCGGCGAGACCTTTCACAATCGCGGTTTGCTCAACGACGTAGGCGTCCCAGGTTTGTTCCAGGGCGATGCCCGGGGTAGCCGCCATCACAAAGACGCGACGACCGAGGCGGTTGCTCAGATCGGTGGCGGCATCGTGCATGGCTGACAGCTCGGCACCGTTGGTAACTGGATGGGTGATCACCACGGCCTCGACGGAGTACGTGCGAGTGGCAGCGGCCAGGGCATCCTGCCAGGTGATGTCTTCGGCGATGGGCGCCGCCACACAGGCCCAACGGTCGCCGCCATTCAGGCGTGCAGCTTGGATCTGAGTTTTCAGGTCGCTGGCTGGGACGCCCAGCTGGGTGTCCAGATCGCTTTGGGTGTCGAGCAACACCAGCTTGCCGACGTTTTTCGCGGCGGGACCGATGAACAAGAAATAGCGCTCGATCTCGGTGACGGCGCCTTGGCCGAGGTTGAGATTGTTGACGCTGACTTTACCGAGTGCCATGCAATGCCTCGCTAGCGGGGTGAATTAAGGATTTGTTGCAGCACCTGGTTAATCAGCAAGCCGGTATCGTGCTCAGTGCTGACCCCAATGAACTGGCGTTTTGGCAGGGTTATTTCCCAACTTTGGGCGCCGGTGCTTTCTTTCTTTTCGTCGTCCAGGATGCGAATGAGCAGGCCCGCTTTGGCGTAGTTAACGTGCTCTTTGATCCAGGCCACCGAGGGCCTGGTCAGCGACTTTTTTCCGGCCTGGCGCACCTTGAAACCGAGACGGCGCAGGCGCTTGGCCTGCTTGTCGGTCGCGGCCAGGCCGGGGGAAACGTTGTTCCACTTGCGCATCTGCGCGGCGGTACGGCGCTCGCTGGCCCCGTTGTGCTGCTGCGCGGCGACCCAACTGGTCAGGGCGTTACGCCAGCCCAGCACGGCTTCATCAGGGCTGACCCGCGTGACCTGCATCAGCTTGGCCAGGCCCGCCTCCATCTTCTTTTTGCCCTTGGTCTCGCCCTTACGGGCGGCGAAAGGGGTGCCATCGGTGTTCTTCTGGTCGCGCACGTTTTTTCGGTTCATCGTGCGCACGCGCTTGGTCACGTTGTTCAGCAAACGCCGGCGCAATTGCGGCGACAGCGTCAACAGCGCGAGTTGTTCCTGGACGCCCAGGTAACCCCGGGCATCCAGCTCTAACGTGCTACGTCCGGCCATTGCTGGAGACCTCACCGTGTTCGGCAATCCATAGGTCGAATGGGATAAACGACCAGGACTTACCGAACGCCTCGATCTCGCCGGCGGGGTCTTCGGCCAGGTACTGCGGCTCGATGAACTCCAGGGTGATGTCCACGTCCGCCAGATCGTTATCGAGCATGGTGATGTCAAAACTCGCCCCGGGCAGGTCGTCGCGGTTCTGGTCGTGGGTTTCAAGCCAACTGCCCACCAACGCCATCAGGCGCCCCGGATGATCGGCAAAACGCTCCAGGGCAATCGTGGCGAGGTAGCGCATGTCGCCCATACGCATGCCGCCAACGTCGGGCTTCCAGATCAGGTCTAACTTGACCTGGTCGGTCCAGCTGTCGAGCTGTTCAGGCTCGACCAGGCGGCGCTCGATCAGATAGGCCGTCATGGCCTGCAGCTTGATCACAGCAACGCCGCCGTGATGCGGCCACGGCCCTGCAGGGCGCGCACGGCCTGCTGACTGAAAGCCAGGAAGGTTTCCGCACGCTCGGGGGCTTCTTTGCCGGTGTTCTCGGCGCTTTCGCGGCGGGTCACGGTGGGGAACTGCGGCAGCGCGTTACCTTTGGCGCGGCAGTACACCGCACGCTTGTACAACTTCACCTGGAAGGCACGTTCAGGCAGCACCGTGGAGTCAGCGGACTCGACACGCGTGACGCCGTTGGATTGCCAGCGGGCTTTGCACTTGGCTAGGTCCGTATTGACCTCAAACATTGCAGTGTTCAACGCGTCGGCCAGCAGCTCCACCAGGTACTCCGCCGGCAGGCGTTGTTCCTTCTGGAACTCGGACACGGAGAGGTCGGGCCAAAAGCCGTCGTTCTCAATCGCCTGTTCCACAAAGGTGGTGGGTTTCCCGGAAAAGCTCATTGCTGGCCGCTCAAATAGGGCGGGGAGCCTGTTTTCAGTGGGACGGTCCATAAATGGGCGGCTCACTTCCACAAGTCCCCGCTGGGGGGGGGTAGTCGGTTATTCGGAGGCCGGGTTAGCGGCCGCTTGTTTTGCCAGGGCCTTGCGGACCTTTTTGATGCGGGTGTCATTGCCGGCCTGCGCGTACAACTCAGTGGAGCGCTCCAAATGCTTAAGCGCGGTTTCCCACTGTTCGGCCTCCATGGCGCGCATACCGATCAACTTGTGGTACTTGCTCGGGATCTGTTCCGTCAGTTGCCATTCACCGTCAACCAGCGGCAGCAGGTCTGAGAGGTAAGGCTCTGGACTGCGATTGGCTTGGTATTCGGCATAGGCCCATTCACACACGGCGTCGGCGACAAAGGTCTGGATGTCACGGCGCTTGAAGCGCTCCGGCATCTGCTGGCCCTGCTCGATCAGGAAGTCGGCCAGGCCCAGGGCGTCTTCGAACTGGGCCGTGTCGAACAGCCAGACCAGCACCTGCACCGCGACGCGGTTGGGGAAATTCAGCCCCGACTCGCAATAGCGCTGGACGTATTCCTGGTACTTGGGCAGCAGCTCTTCGCGCTTGAGGGCCTGGCGTCCGGCCAGACCGTTGATTGCGCTGATGCGCTCCAGATCCTGGTCCAGTGCGGCTTCCTGCAGCAGCAAGTGCTTGCGCGCATTGGCAGGACTGCTCAGGGCTTCCGCCGGCGAGTAAGGAAGTGCTGCGGAGGCGGCAGCCGCCACAACGGCGGCGCCTCCAAGGGCGATGGTGCGGCGCTTGTGCGCCAGGGCCAGACTCACGCCACCAGCTCCACGTTTTCGGTCATGGCGAACTTTTCCAACTGCTCGATCACATAACCTTCGTTGCGGCTGTTGTAGTCCTCGACGCGGGAGCGCTTCGGATTGTCGATGGTCTGCTTACGCCAACTGGAGTCCTGGAAGTAGATCGACAGGTTGTCCCAACTGGTGACGACTACGCCGTTGACCGGGAAGAACGGCACGCTAAAGCTCGGCAAGCCGCCGTAGGTGGCGATTACCTGGGCCTCTTCGATGCGCTCTTTTTCGGTCGGGGTGTCGCCCTGCTTCGAATACAGCTTGGCCTTGTCAGCGGCCAGCAGGTCGGTGCCGATGATCGCGATTAGGTCGCCGGCATCGCGCAGACGTTCGTCCACCAGTTGTTTGGTGTCGTGCACCAGGGCATCCAAGTTGGCGTAGTCGCCACCGGCGCCGAGGGTGACTTTGCCGGCGACCTTGCCTTCCTTGAGTACCTGGGCCGGGATCTGCTCACGGGCTTGTTGCAGCCAGCCTTTGTTGACGTCCTGCAGCATCGGGTATTGGGCAATATCAGTCTGCGGGGCAGCGTGGGTGCCGTGGAAGCCGACCATGATGCGGTCCAGCGCGATCTGCTTTTGTACAGCTGCGGAATAGCGCTGATGGAAGTCCGGGAACTTTGCCCAGGCGTCGATCTTGGCGTACGGCATGCCCACATCTGACTCGGTAGACGACAGTTCGTAGGTCGTCTGATCGAGCGCGGATGCATCCTTGGCTTCGCGGTCCTTGCTGTTGGTGTTGGTACGGCCAGTGACTGGACCCGACACGCCAATGAAGACCTTCTGACCTTTGATCTCGGTCACCGGAATGACGTTGATACGCGCCAGGAAATCAGACTTGGCCGTGATGGCGTCGTTCAGCTCCTGGGCAATGGTCGGATCAACGCTGAACATCTTGGTGGCCAGGTCAACGCCGTAGGTTTCCGCAATGGCGAACTGCAGCTGCGCAAACATTTGGGCGCCGTAGGCACTCAGGGAATAGGCCATGTCAGAGCACCCGCTTTTTGACGGTGGTTACCGGGCCTGGGTTGCGTGGCAACTGGCGACCGGCGGAAGTGTTCTGCAGCGCAGTGAACTGCTTCTGCAGAGCGTCCATGCTCGCCAACAGGGCCTTGTTCGTAGCACTGCCTTTACGGCTGAACTCACGCTCACCTTCGACAGTGGTCACGATGTCATCAACAGCCGCTTGAACATCATCAATCGGCTCAGGTTCTGGCTCGGGAGCCTCTTCGGCGACGGGCTCTATCACGGCCTGAATGCCGGCAGCGACAATCAGCAGTTGAGCCAGCAGGGCTTTAAGCGCCGTTGCGGTAGCTTCATCCATAGGGGGGTTGGTCTCGGTGGGGGTGGTAGGTTCGGCGGGCTCAGCGTCCGCCGCGAAGCGCTTGAAAAAGCCGGTAAGCATGCCAATCAGCTTGCCCATTTCGCCCTGGGGCTCTTCGTGAAATGCGCCCAGCTCAACGGATGCGGCGTAGTACGTCGCGTTGTTGGTTCGGCGAGAGAAATAGAGTTCTTGGGTGCCCAGGCTCGACGGTGTGTCAGTGACCGCAAGGCCGGTCAGGTAGGATTTGCCACTGCCTGCAAAATTCGGCCAAATCTCAATGCTGGTGAACAGCTTCTGCCCCTGGTCATTCAGGTACAGCAGTCGGTCGTTGGGCTTGAGCTGAGCCTCCAGGGCAATCTGGCCTTCTTCCAGGTCGTCGCCCTCTTCAACCAGACGCACCGCATAAACGGTGCCGAAAGAACCTTCCGAACGCTGGTGTTCGCACCAGATCACAGCGGTGTATTTCGACGGCTTGTAGGTTTCAGCGATGTCGCGCAGTTCCTGGGGAAGGATCTCGCGACCATCGGCGGTGATGCCGCTGGTGGCGACACGTTTCCAGAACGAAACAAGGGAACGGGGCAT